ATCAGACTTTTCAACAACAGTATCTGCTGGTGCTTCGTCAACGACTGCAGGAGTTTCTACTTCTGCTGGCTGTGCCTCTGGAGTAATTTCAACATTTTCAACTGCAGCATCTAATACTGCTTCTGTTGCTTCTGTCATTTTATTTACCTCCTTGGTAATCTTAATTGTACTAATGCCTTTAGCACTATCAACTAAGAACTTTATCATATTTGCTTTTTCGTCATCATTCTTTTCTACAAAACCAATGTTTTCCATGTTCTTACCACTGACTGGGCTTGCTTCTGTTTCTGAGTCAGAGACTAATACAATACCGTTTTCGGAATCGTAAAAAACATTTTCAATAACAGTATCTGCAGATGTTCCAGTTACAACACTCTGACCATTTACCTTTTCAACAGAAATAATACTTGCAAATTGATTTGCTGGGCTATCAACTAATGACAATTCATAAAGATCATAATCTTTAATAATGCGAATTGACTTGTCTAGGTCTGCATTATATGCATCGTCCCAAACCTTAATATTGCCACCAATAGAAAAACCAGTGTATGTGCCATCTAGGACTTTCTCCCAGGCATTCTGTGCACCCTTTGAAACATAAGCAGAGACATAAACTCCGTTATAAAACTTCTTTGAATTTGGATCAAAATAGCGATCTTCTTTAAATGAGATCATTCTTCCTACTGCTGATGGCTGATGCATTTCTCTTAGGTTGCCCTTGAAATTTTTGAATGCTTGAACACTTGCTTCTGCTGTAACAATGTCATCTTGCTTGTCAATGTTATCAAGAGATGCAAAGCCAGAGACCATTCGGCGTTCTACGTCTACCTTACCAATAGGCATTGACAGACGTAGGCTATCCTTGTCTGTTGTCCAATTTGCCTTATTTATCATCATATCAGAATCCATTATACCAAATGTTTTATTAGATTTCTCAATTACTGAGACGATCTACCCTCACCCGCAGGATTGCGTCCAGCAACTGTACTTGGGGAGTCAGAATTGTTATTTGTTCTTTCTGTATCTCTTGCTCTATTCCCAGAAAGATTTGCAGCAGCATCAGTTGCCTGTCTTGGAGTCATGACAAAAGGCTCATCTCCATCTTTGCGTTGTGGCAAATCAAGAGCCTGACGAGCCTCGTTTGGCATCATAATTTGAGTCTTAACAAGTCTTTCAAGAATCTGCGATTGAGCAATTTCATCTGTAAGAGTTAGTTCATTAAACTTAAGTTCAAGAACATCTGTTTTTTCTTTAATAATCTTATTAACGACCTTCTCTAAATGATGTTGTGCTGGTCTAGCAACCTGCTCTTTAAATGTACGATCTTGGGAGAGTGCTGCCGCCAAACCAGAATCTGAGCCACCAAGTTTAGATATAGGAACCTGGTGAGCAATTAGAATGTCATCACGATTTTGTTTACGATACTCCTTGAAAGATCCTTCTTGAATACCGTTTTCAATTGGCTCCATCTTAAACTCAACCTTGTTCTGGTCTGTATCTCCAGGAAGTGGAATATAAAGAGTTCTGTGAGACTGAGACTTAAGCCCAGTTTGTAAAAATCTAAACATCTTGTCTTCTGCATCTCCAGAAAGTTTTGCACCTTTCAGGGTAATGATGTATCGTGGTACAGCCTTGTTTTCAAAATAATCAATGTTATATCTTGATGCTAGTTGGTCACCAATTAATGACGGCATTGCAGAAACAATATCTGGAATTCCATAATAAGTATTTAGTGGAGAGTATGACTTAAGGTGAATAATTTCATTTGCACGGCTATCTGCTGTTACTGGGTTTGGATTGTTTGCACCAAAATTTCTAAAGTAAACAACGGCCTGACCAATAATTTGAAGGTATCCATCATTAAGTCTACGAACACGAACAGTAGTGGCTGGTATGTGACCAATGTAACCAATATCGCCTTTAAGTGTTCTACCTACTTCAATAAAGCCGTTACCTGTTGCTTCAACATCGGTATAAACCTTTTCCATAATTTTTGTAAAAGAGTCGTCATCGTTTAGGTTTTCTAACCAATCACGAAGTTCAATCTTTGCTCTTTCAATTCTGCTTCTTGCTCTACCAGTTGCGCCTTCATCTTCTGAAGTTTCTAATCTTAGTGAAGTTCTATCTGTAACATCAAACCTGTAACCAAGACCTACAATGTTTTCTACCTTTGCATCAATTGCAGCGTGGTTTGAAAAACATGTGTCATAAAAATTTGCTAGTTCATACATGTTGTATGGTGGTGTAATTACATCAAATAGACCGTATCCGTTCCTGTATACAGTTCCAGGATTAAGAGCCTTTGATCCAGCATCGTCTACTCCAGCAGGTACTGCATTTGCAGAATCTAGATACGCTGGTGTTGGAGATACTGCTTTGCTAATCTGTCTTACTACACGACGGCGAAAGTTTTGATCTAAGCCAGAGTATTCTTTTAATTCTTCCCAGTTTTTATTAAATGGGTCGCTACCCTTAAACTGGCTATCCTCTTGTTCTTGAGTATTTAAACTTGCTCTAACATACTGGAAGTTATCATCATCAGTCACTTTCGTACGCATCCCTTCCGTGTGTCTTTAATGTTTTCTGTGCATCTGCAATTGCGCCTAGGTCATTAACATTTGGAATTAAACCTTGGATCATTCTGTCTTTTTGTTCTGAATATTCTTCTTCTGAAATTCTTGTTAATCCTGGAACAAAGACCGCTTTGCCTTCTCCATCATCACCATTAAATACTGCAGCCTTTTTAAGTTCTGCAATCTTTGAGATGTCCCCCTTTTGAGCAGGAATGTTTAATACAGAGCCATTTCCGTCAGTAAACCATTTTCCATCTGACTTCTTGTATACGTAAAGACCCCAGTCATAATGCTTATCAATGACCTTGCGTCGTACATTTTCAACAATAGGTTTGCCAGTTTTTGGGCTAAATAGAGAATCCATAACCATAAGTATACCAGATCATACTGGTGTGCCTACCGATACCGACCAAGTAGTGTCATTATAGACTCTCATCTTGTCGGCATCAAACACCATGCCTTCTTCGTCATCAATGATAATCTTATTAGTTCCCATGTAATTGTTATAAACCTCTTGTGCATTTACTCCATACAGGGCTGAGGCTAATGTAAACAGGGTGCTATCCCAAGAATAGTTGTTTAGCCAGAATGCCCAATCCTGCTCAGTTTCTCCATCTTGCTTAACTCTGCTCCAAGGTCTAGTGCTTCTAGACTGCAACTGTTGAAGATTATTTGCTTGGTAAAAAGAAATGTTGTTAAATATTGCTGGGCTGTTTAAGTTTATAGACCCTAAAAATAAATCAAGGTTTAAGGCTGTTCCAAAGTTTATTCCTAGTACAGCCCATTCGTTTAGAGTTAATACTGGGTCATAAACAAGTTTTCCGTTTATAAAATATGACAGGTCACTAAAGTCTGAGTTATCACTTTTATTTTTTGCAAAGATTCTGCCTCTTTGTCCAAACTCATCATTTGCAACAACATTAAAGATTATGGTTTCTGCTTTATGTTTTATTTCAAACAAACTTATTGGTGTTAATGGAAAAGATCTTTTATCATATTTAACCCAAGACTGAAAAGCACTTACCTTATAATTCTCTGCAACAGATTGATTGATAGGGATTGAAATACCACGATCAAAGTTGTAGTCAAAATCTCCACGAACCTGGATTCCAGATGTCTTATTAAAATAGAGATACGGAGTGCTGCCTTTGTAAATGCTAAAAGGATTTTTTGCTTTATAGTCATAATAAATACCAGAGCGTTTATATGGAAATAGATCAGTTCCAAACCTTGTTCCAATTGGGTTAAATGAGTTTTCATTAAAAGCCTGAGAAGCAAGTTCTAGTTTCTTAAGCGATACTGGCTTTGTTAATATTCCACGAACATTAAAATCAAGACTATAGACAATTGCCAAATCATTAAAGTCAATATCTTTTCTTGGATAGATTAAGGTATTATCAACAACCTCAAACTTTGTTGTATTCCAAGATGAGTATTCAGAAACGTCAACAACTGAGTTTTCTTTTGCAGAAACCGTAGTTGTAAATGTACTAGGTAAGGCATTTGCCCCATCTTGAATATACTGGAAAGTTATATAACTTCTAATTGATGCCTGCTCTGTATTATATTCATAATTCTTTAAAGACCTTTGTGATAGATCTTGATAGTTACTCCAGCCAGTAAAGAGTGCATTATCTAATTCTGCATAAGTTTTTTCTATTGGTATTCTATATTCATCTTTTAGTCCTTGGTATGTCCAGGATCCGACAGTTTCTGATTGCAATAGGCTAGATGTAGACGGATACCCAAGATTAAATTGTAAGAAATCTAAGTCATAAAAAGAATCTCCAGCATCGTTCTGAACATATTGTCCAAAATAAGATAAAGGTAAATAGTCTTCCCAGTGCCCTGAAACTCCAATGTCTAAGAATAATTTATTGTATGCAAATGTTGGTAAAAGAGTATAACTTGCGGTATGTGCTAAAAGTCCAAGGGCATTTTCTGAATACTCAACTCCGCTTCCAGCATAAGTATCAACAATAGCAGTTCCATTATCTTCAAAATATGAAGATATCTCGTTTGAGTTTAAGGCTGTTGCAAGACCAACAGAAAAAATATACCCTTTAAATGTCTTGTCTCCAGAGTTATCTCCTCCAACATATAGGCTTAGAGAGTTTTGATTTCCAAAGAATGTAGCAACATTTCCACCATTTTCTAACACAAGATCTTGAATATTAATTCCTGCTGCAAAAAGTTCTTGGAGTCCGATATCATCTGTGCGATAAATCTCTTCTGAAACTCCTCCGTAGACTAAAGAGTAAACAATCTCTAGTCCATCTACAGGCAACTATTTTAGTGTTAATGTAGATGGACTAAAGAGTAAACAATCTCTAGTCCATCTACATTAACACTAAAATAGTTGCCTGTGCTTTGATTGTATATCTTAAACAATATCTGCTCTTCATCATTGGTTCCACTGCCCTGATTGTTTATTTGAAAAACTCCGTAGACAGAGGCTACTTGATCATTTAATATATTAAAGTTTGAGAAGTTAATATATGCTCCTTCATTGTCCCAGGAGTTGTTAGGATTTAGTGATATAAACCTACTATCGGTGCCAAGGTTTCCACTTGCTATATTTGAATATATAGTATCTGAATCATCATATAAATCTTGAATGGTTTTTGTACCCGTAAAAATTGTTGGCAAAACATACTCAGGGGTTGTTAATGCTGTTGCTGTTGTAGATAGGTTGTCAAAACTTCCCTGTTGCCATTGTGCAAAACTTGGGTAATTATAATTGGCGGTATA